GTTTAAATAGGAAACTGCTTGATTTATATTTCTGGCGAAGACTTTGTCACTAAGAGCTCTCATATTAGGGTGTCCTCCATGATCCAACTAAACAGTTTCATCGACTTCTTCTCTCTAAAAGACAAAACCTGCTGAGGATGCTACCTCTACAAAGTGTGGATTTAATCTGGAAGTGCTAGAAGCTACTACTTTTCCATCCATTACATGAAATTTAGCCTTCTTACATGATTTGTCCAAGATGGCCTAGGTAGGATTTGACAACTTCGAAAATGATCTGTCATAAACATTGAGTATCTAATTAGAGGTGATGGCCTTGTTTCTTCTCAGCATCTCTCGCTTTAGCTGGACATACAAGTTACCTGGCAGCAGTTTAATCTCTCCTCCAATCTTTAACTCCCTAATTTGAGAATTACAACTCTAATATTTCTAAAGCCATTATTCTATAGAATTAACTAATTCGGAGTCTTGGAATAGTCAGATGAATTCTACAGTTTTCATTACATAACCACTACAGGTCTTAAGTATGAGGTAAATGGCATAGATTAGCTGAACCGCTGCTCAAACAGTAGCTAACCTCTTGTAGATGATTTTCCAAATAGGCAAGTGTATAAAGAGATTGAACCAGATGACTATTTGGAGCCAGATTTAATAGAGAATGTCATGGAATGCTTGGGAAAAAGTGATCTTTTTCTTCTCTACTTTCTTAGAAGGCATGGGGAGGTGAATGTTGTCCTCATCATCCAATCGGGGGAAGTGTCTCCGAGTGTTGTACATTTTCTTGCCATCTACAACAAGATCGTAATCTTCTGAATCATCATTTGGCATCATACCTACCATAAAGTCTTGTATCTTAGGAAGCCCATAGACTGGAACTTTAGTGACTTTGTATCCAAGTATATTGGATTCCTTTTTGAATAAGAATGGGAAGGCTCTAGCTAAGAATATAAGGGTGGTGTGAGTTATCTTTTACTACAAGAAGCTGAGATCAAAGTCGGTCTTTGTGGAGTACAGATCGGGCATTCTCCACTAGCAGAAAATATCCTAGAAGAAGTGAACTTCTTCTGTAGTAGGATAGTGAGGAGTCTCCTAATATTACTTGACTTCACAGATAACTTTCTAAATAATAGATCTCTGTACCTAAGTTTACGAAACTACAGTCTTGAAGTCTGGAGATTGAGGACTGAATCTAGTGTAAACCCTGTCCTAATTTAGAGATTGTATAGTAATCTTATCCTATTTCTTGAAGTTGTTGAAGCGTTCTTTTCGAGTGACATCTTCAAATTTAGCTACTCTAAATTCCTCTTTAGTGAGTAGAAACTCCGCGGATACTGAATTCTTCCGAAGGAGTTTTCTAACTACTTCTGCGTGTTCCAAGTTGTCGCATATTAATGCCATCTTGCCCTAGATGGTTTGCTTTTCCAACTTATGTAGGTCCAATTTGACCAAATGAGAATTTCTGCAATTGTATGAAACGGGGATTCTCATCTAATCAGGAACAACTTCGTTCATTAAGTCTGGATCTACTTAAGACAATCTATCTAGAATGTCTTGTTCTGAGTAGGATTTTACCTCCTCTGCTGACTCTTTCTTTTCTTCAACAACACCAGAAGATTTCTTTCCTGATAGTACCAATCTAATTGCTGAATAAAATTTATCTATGCTCATACGAGCTAATTTCTCACCTTTTACAACAAACAAAATTGCATGAGCATGTAAAGAATTTTGAGGTAGGGTGAAAAAGGGCAAAGTCAATGCTTGAGTCTCGCCAAATTCTTCGAGTTCGAAGAACAGGTCTGGAATAATTGAATTTGAC